GGTGGCGGAAGCGCGAAGGAGGAGGGGTATGATTCCTATCCATGAGGCACACACGCCAAGAAGTTCGAGCTGCTAGGACAGCCAAATTAGACCTGGAATCTGAACTGCTTGATTATCTCCAAAAACGGCACAATCAGGACCATTTTGGGCTAGATTATCCCTGTTTTTGGCAACAATCGACCTCAAAACGGTCTTGAGAACGCAAAAATGATGGTCAGCCATGCGTTTCTGCAGGTGTCACCGAGAAACACGAGAAGAAAGACCTATTTAGGTACAAAAATGACCTCTAGAGGCACACTCTCCTCGAGATTTGGGTCGCAAAAGAGGGTAGCTTCCACAGGAAGCTAGGAGGAAGCGAAGTTCATGTCTGAGAAGCGGATGTACAGCCTCAAGCAGGTCGGAAAATTCAGGATCGAGAAGGGTCTTTGGACCGACTACGAGTTTTCCTTCCCAATTCGGGCGGAAATCACCCCAATTCAGGTGGAATACTTCTTCCATAACGAGATTTTCGAGATCGAGGCCATCGGAGGGTGCTTCCGAGAGGTAAATCCGCTCGAAATGGTGCCCTGGTACTCCTTCTCGATGAAGGAAATTGAGGTTGGAGGTCGAGTTCACTGCCGCTTCGGCGCCTTCCATGAGAGCGAGTTCGGCAACACGGTGGAGCGCATTCGGGGCACAGAAGACGATCTCGTACTGCCTACGCCGCACATTTCGAGCCTTTTAGCCCTCATGGACCACCAAATTGGGGCTCTGAACCACCGTTTACGCCGCAATGTTAACTACGGAGAGGAAACTCGTGTTACCCTCTCTGCAGCGTGGCCAGCTCTCGTCAGAATCATGTCGAAGGTCGACTTCTCCGAAGAAGATAGGAAATTCATCTGGACTAACACGCATAAACTGACCAGTTATCCCACTACTTTGACCAACATCGAGGCCATGGATATCCTCCGAGACCTCATGAACCTCTGCGTGAAGAGAGCGAAGGATGCCAACCCCGCCAGCGAAGGTTAAGGGCGAGCTAGTCAACAAGCAGCGGTGCTGCTCGATCTTCGGTTGGAGCCGTCAGATCTTCGATAAGCACGTCCGAGAAGGCATGCCTATTCACCAGAGGCCTGACGACAAGGGCGGCGAGTACAGGGTCTACACCGCCGAAGTCATGCGGTGGCTCCTGAACGAGGCTGTGACCGCCGTAGCCGGCGATGCCGGTGAGGAAGACCTCGACAGCGACCTGGAGCTGGCCAAACTGCGTCGAGAGCAGCGGATAACTGCCTCGCTGAAGAATGCCACCTCCAGGGGTGAGCTTTTGCCGGCTCCGGATGTGATCGAGGAGCAGCAGGCCAGGATTGGACGCGCGCGAGCCCTGATGTTAGGGCTCCCAGGAGCCCTGGCAGACGATCTTGCGATCGTGCACGACCCCAAGGTCATCCGTCATCGACTGCATAGCGCCATCAACAGGGCCTTGCAGGAGCTGTCACGGAGCCAGGAAGAGGTCGACAAGTCAGAGGATGAGGCCTGATGGCAGCCGAGAACCACGAGTACCGCGACATGATCAGTCAGGCGGTCGACCGCAGCATCCGAGAGGGGATCTTCGATAGACCCCTCCATGGATTCTATGGAGTTGAAAAGGCGCCTGGACCCGGTCCCAGGACTTGGAACCAGTCGGTGGAGGAACGCCTACGCTGTCTAGAGTTCTCCATTGCGGCCAAAGACGCCAGGATCGGGGCTTTGAATGCTCGCCTGGAGGCCAACGAGTACGTTGTGGCTATGCTGGTACGCAATATACGTACTCTTGAGCGTGCGGTCATGAATGTCCCTGGAAGGTATGAGTAGATGGTTTCAGAAGTAGTCACTAGGGCATTCGACAAGGCCGACAGGCTCTGGGAACCGCCTCCTGACCTGCCTCCATCGAAGTGGATGGAGCGTGAACTGACAATTCCGACCGAGGAATCGGCGATTCCGGGTGCCTATACTTTCACCCGACACCGCTTTCTGGTCGAGATCGTGGACAGCTTCATCGATGACGACATCGAGATCGTTGCCGTTCAAAAGCCTGCCCAGGTTGGCTGGACGCTGGTATTTACAGCTTCGGTCTCCTACTTCGTCCGTTGTGATCCTTCGCGCATTCTCGTGGCAATGCCGACCGAGAACGAGGCCGAAATTTGGTCGAAGGACCGCCTTCAGCCGGTTATCTCGGCGTCTCCAGCGCTTAACGGCCTGATCAAGCCGGCGAAGTCCAGGGATGGGACCAATTCTGTACTTCATAAACGATACCCTGGAGGGGCTATTAAGGCTGTTGGAGCCAACTCGCCTACTGGTCTCGCGTCCTGGCCTGCCAAGAGGATCATGCTCGATGAGGTCGATCGCTACCCCGTCTCTGCCGGCGACGAAGGCGACCCGATCTCGCTGGTCAAGAAGCGAGCCCAGACGTACCTGCGGCGAGGAGGTAAGCTTGTCCTTGGATCAACTCCGGACATCGCCGGCCTTAGCCTCATCGAAGGTGTTGTTGATCGAGGAGATAAGCGTCGCTGGCTCGTGAAGTGCCACGATCCTGACTGCGGCCACGAGCAGACGGTGGAGTTCGAGAACCTCCACTGGGAGAAGCACGCGATCACGGGCGAGCACCTGCCCAGCACCGCCGTCTACAGGTGCGTGAGCTGCGGCATCGTCTGGTCCGACATCCAGCGGATCGCTAACGTCGCCGAGGGCCGCTGGGTGGCGACTCAGGACGCAGGAACGATCCGCAGCTACATCATCGACGGCCTCATGTCGCCTGACGTGACCCATGCCGAGATGGCGCGCGAGTGGACCGCCTGCCGGACGGACGAGCAGCGCAAGGTGTTCGTCAACACCTACCTCGGCCACACCTGGGCGGAAGAGTCCGATACACCGGACTGGAAGATGCTGCACCGCAAGAAGGAGCAGTTCAGCGCGCACCAGCTGCCGGACGGCGTCCTGATGTTGACCTGTGGCGTCGATCTGCAGAAGAACCGCATGGAGTACCGGGTCTGGGGCTGGGGACGCCAGGGCGAGTGCTGGCTGATCAAGCAGGATGTGATCGATGCCGGTCCCGACGATCCCGAGGCCTGGGAGCGGGTCGACCTCCTGCTGGATGAGAGCACTGCATGGCTGAGCGCTTCCGGGGAATTGATGCGGATCGAGAAGATCGTGCTCGATACTGGCGCCTTCACCGAAGAGGCCTATGGCTGGGGCCGGCGGTACAAGTTCGACGACCGGGTCATTCTCGGGAAGGGCGATCCCCGCCAGTCGCTTGTCGCGGGTCCGAAGCAGGTTCAGGAGTTCTCGAAGACGGGCAAGAAGGCTGCCTTCGGCGTCGCGACCACAGCCATCGGCGTCAACAAGGCAAAGGACTACTTGATCCGGAAGCTGCGCCTCGATCCGCCCATGCCCGGTGAGCTACCCCCTCCAGGGTATGTGCATATCCCGCACTGGGCCACCGACGATGAGCTGCAGCAGATGACCTCCGAGAGGAAGATCAAGAAGGTCAACCGCAAGGGCTATGTCGAGTGGGAGTGGCGCAAGAAGCCGTCCGAGAACAACGAGGCGCTCGATTGCTGGGTCTACGCCTATGCAGGAGCCATCGTAGCCGGCCTTTGGAGCATGCCTGAGGCCGCGTGGCGCCGTCGGGAGGAGAACTACCGAGCCCGGCCGGAAGAGGCCCTGGAGGAGGCCAAGCGCCGTCCAGGACCATCCTCCAGGTCGAAGCGGAAGATCGACTTCGCCGACATGCTCCTAGGCTCGACCAGGGATGCCGACGACCCCTATCTAGGGTGAGGCGAAGGAGCGAAGAGCTTCAGATCGACCCTCTAGGCAGTCCTCGGCTACGGACCAGCCCTCAGGGCTGCTCTTGCCCTTCATGGCGATCAGAACCCTCTGAGGCCCGTCGTCGCTGAGCGACATCCAGTGCTCATGCCGGGCGTAGAAGCCCAAGGCCTCAATGAGCTTGTCCCGGCTGGGTCTTGCTTCTGCCTCTTCCTCCTGGCGCCGCAGATTGCGCAAGTCCTCACGGAACTGCTCGATAGTGCAGGCGCCGATGCAGTCCCGCCTATCGGGGTCGCCGAAGTGGCGAAAGACGCAGGCCAGGACCCAGTTGGCGCCCATAGAAGCCTCGGGGAAGTGGCCATGGCACCACCACTTCAGCTCGTAGAGCAGATCGTAGGCGTGCCGCCATCTCCTCTGGTCCTCGAAGGCCTCAGGACATAGCTTCTTGGCGAGCCAGGCTTTCCAGCTCATGGCAGATCCGGCGTCTTGCAGCCGTGCTCGGCCTGCCAGCGCTGCCCGGCCCTGATCTGGCCGACCACCGCGGTCAAGATGTCCGGCCGGGCCTCGGCGTCCTTGCCCAGAAGCATGAGGTAGTAGGCGAGCACCTTGGGGAAGTGCTTGTCCTGCGCGCGGAAGAGCATTACCGGCTCGTCCTGGCCGATCTTCCCCTCCGGATCTTGGATGCGGTCGTAGTCCGCGCGTGCGTGCTTCATTCCATATCTCCGCAGATGGCGTTGGTGACGTTTTTCATGTGCATTCTCCTTCGTGCAGTTTATCGCGGCCCAGGCCAGGGCGATGAGGCAGATGAGCAGGACGATCCAGTGCGGTCTTCCCCAGAGCGAAGCGGCGCCGGCTCCGGCGCTCAGGCCGGCGATGGACGCCAGGATGAGTCCGCTGGGATTTTCCGTTGCTCCTTCAGCCATTCCCATCCCTCGACGGTCTCGCGCTCCAGGTAGAGCGTGTCGCCCAGTTGGATGCCGATGAACGCCATCTTCAGGTTGCAGACGTGGATGATGCCGTTCTCCCGGCTGTCATCGACGTGCCAGAGGCCACCACCGCCGTCGATGTCCTCGTCGAGCATCTGGCGGATCGAGCGGCCGTTCAGGCGGTATTGTTTGTAGGATGATTGGTAGGAAATTTGTCTCCCTCCCGTACTGAGACGATGATCCGGATCGTATCGCGGATCGCCGCGCTATAGTTCAGGTTGCCGCGCACCGCATCGCAGAGCAGGTGGCCCATGTTGATGCGCTGGTTCTCGGGCAGGAAGGCCGGAATTGCCGCCAGGAGAACTAAAGCCTGGATGGCGTCTCCCTGCTGCAGGGTCTTCTCCGCGGTCTCTGCCAGCTCCATCGCCATGCCGATCTGGTCAAGCATGACATTGCCGGATGCGTCACTCATTCTTTCGCTTCCTTCTCGCGCATCCGCAGTCGATACCAGCCTCGGAGCCCCTTGTGCTGCTCCATGGTGATGAGCTTTCGCTTCACCAGCGACTGCGCCACCTTGGCCTCATCGGCGTCGGCGAACCAGAAGCTCCCGCCGTTGGACATGTAGACCCTCTTGATGAGGGCGGCCTCGGCCGGCGAGAAGGCAGGGAAGGCCTTCTTCGCCTTACGCGCTCGCTCGCGCGCGCGCTCGACGGCCTCGTTCAGCCCGTCCATGATCTTCTGACCGCTCATTCTGCATTCCCTTCGGTTTCGTGCTGCAGGGCCATGATGGCCTCTGCCAGCGACAGGTGTCCTTTGTTCTGATGCCCGAGAGCGTCCCAGGCCTGCTCGATTTCCTCGGCCAGCTCGCCGGCCTGCCCGGCCAGCTTCTGGGCGAGGTCTAGCTCCCGCCGGAGCTGGCCCAGCTCCAATTTGAGGCCCTCGAGGGTGTCCTGCTCGGTGTCCTCCCATCTGGTCCTGGCTGGATCGTAGGACGCCACCATGTCGGACGGCTGGGGCTGTCCGTTCACCGCCTCCTTGTTGACGACCTCGATCCTGATGCGGTTCAGATCGATATAGTTGCTGGTGTAGCGGTGCTTGTTGTTGCGCACCCACTGCTTGGCGTCTTCGATGCCCATGGCCTCGATGTCGATGCAGGCGATGATGCGCTCCAGGCCGCCGATCTTGTGATCGACGCCTTCCCAGACGATCCGATAGAGCTGCAGCTGGCTCATCAGGTCAGCACCACGATGAAGTAGCCGATGATCCCAACGACGGGGACCACGACCAGCATGGAGGCCAGGATCGTGATGAGACGGTCGGGAACGCACTCCCACACCATGTCATCGATCTGCTCCAGGGATTCTCTTTCACGCTGATCCATCACGGTTTGCCTTGGTTGGTGAGGCTGTCGCCTGCCTTAGGTAGCGCCTCGAACTTGCCGCACCAATCGCCTGCGTTGACCACGGGCCATCCGATATTGATCGGATCGGTGCCTAAGATTAGCCGGTAGAGCCATTGGCGCGTGGGCGAATTGACCCGGCATATGCCACGTCCTTTTAGCTTTTCATGCTCCATGGGCTCGAAGAAGTCGCACTTCTCGCAGGCCCGGCCGCGCGCGCTCATGGCGAGGTCGGAAGTTCGTCGAGCGCGTCGAGACCGTCGACTACCGGCTCTTCGGGCTCGTCGACCTCCTCCACCTGCTCCAGGCCGTCGATGGCCTCGCCTACGGCGTCGATCCAGGCCTGATAGTCCTGGCCGGCGTCGCCCTCCTGCCACTTCTCGGAGCGCTCCTCGAAGTAGCCCTCCATGTCGCCCTTCAGCTCTTCGAGGAAGGTGGTGGTCTCCTGGACCTTCTCGTTGTGCTTGGTCACGAGGGCATTGAACTCGCGCACGGCCTCCAGGAGGTCGCTGTGCTGCTCCTGCAGGGATGACGCGCTCGCGCGCAGATCGCCTGCGAGGCTCTCGATGTGCTTCTGGGCGACCTTGCTGAACTGCTTCACGTCGATTTCCTTCTGTTGGTGTTGCCCCAGACCGTCTTCCGGCGGCCGGGTAGCCAAAAGAGAGTGCGTCTGGCCATGCTATCCTGGCCGAACGTCCTCCTCCTGATCCTCCTCAGGTACGTCATTCGCGTCATGCGATGCCGTCGTTTCAGGAGCTGTTGGATCAGGCTCTCCACGGATGTCCCTTATGCACTGCAGAAGACTTGGAATGACGTGTCTGTCCCGCCAGATGTTCGGTTCTTCTGGTCTTCCTGTTCCGGCCATGTAGCCCGCCGTGACCTCGCCCCATTGGCCCAGCCATAGCGTGATTGAGCTGGCCAGCGAGTTGTACATCGCGGGAGTGCGCCCGTGCTCAAGAATTTTCCCGTATTGCGGGCTGAGCTTGGGCCTCTTCGGAACCTGCGAGCTTTCGATCAGGTCCTCGATTTTCCTGAAGAGCGGAGACTTGCCCTTTTCGAGAAGGTTCAGCTCGTCGATAGCCTCCTTCTCTTCCGGGATGTCCCTCTTTAACTTCCTTCTGCCGTTGAACTGCAGGTAGAGGCGCTCCTGAGCGAGGGCGATGCTTCTCTTCTGCATGAGAAGGATGTGAAGGTCCTCGTACTGCTCCTTGGTCATGAAACCTTTGAGCAGAAACATCAGCTCCTGGGCTGGGTCCGTCATCCGAGCGCTGCCCTAATGCCCATGCTCACGATGGTCCCGAGCGCCACGTAGAGCGCGTAGATGAGCATGTGGTCAGCCTGAGGTGGTCTGCTCCATTGACGCCTTGGTCTATAAAACATGGTTTTTCCTTTGGTGGTGAGTTACGGACTTACGTCTCCTGGTCCACCCGCGTCAGCATGCGGGCGGACAGGATAAGCCGGTCCGTGAGACCTAGTCTCTCGTTCTGCACTCGTCAAGGAGAAACGCGAATGGTTTGCATTTCCTCCATTCTCAAAGGATGATTAAGTTGACGATGAAGAACTGGCTGCTCATTGGCAGATCGAAGAACGTCACGATCCTGGCTCACCATGAGACGGAAAGGGGAGCTAGAGAGATCACGCACTTGAGAACCAGGAACTACGGGCCACAATTTAACTTAGACTGGTTGAACCCGCTCGAAGCCTCGTGTATCGAGCTGGGAGAGACACAGGTCCCTGGTGTAAGCGCCAGCTTTCTGTATTCCGCCCTCTATGAGGCAGAGCACCGACTAGATCATGGCCACACTACAGGAACTGGAAGGCTATCTAGCGCAGGCTAGAAGCGCCTACCATCGGATCATCAGCGGCTCCCAGGCCCAGACGGTTCGAGAGGCGGATGGCAGCACTGTCGTCTATCAGCTCGCCCAGGCGAAGGATCTGGCCTTCTACATCAGCACCCTGGAGAGCCAGATTGCCGCTGCTCAGGGCGGCTCGATTTCGGGAGCCGTGCGCCGGCCGATCCTGGTGTCCTTCTAGATGACGATGGTCTCGGGCACTTCGCCGGTCGACTACGAGACCGCGCATCGTGGCGCCTCGACCCAGGCGCGCGAGCTGCAGTCCTGGTTGCCGGGCATCCAGTCGGCCGACGCCGAGCTTATCGACGAGCTGCCTGGACTGATTGCCCGCTCCAGGGATTTGAGCCGCAATCATGGTGTTGCTGCCGGCGCTATCCAGACGTTGGTTGACAATATCGTAGGTACTGGCTTCGTTCTGAATGCCAGACCGGACTGGAGAGCCCTTGGCAAAAGTAAAGAATGGGCTGGAGAGTTTGCTATCGAGATTGAGTCCAAGTGGAAGACTTGGGCGGAATCTTTCGAGTACTCAGCAGACCGGAAGCTCAACTTCCATGGCCAGACACAACTCGTCTGTAGAACTCAGTTCATATCGGGCGAAGCTGTGGCAGTTCCTCTCTTCCTGGAAGGGAGGGGTACCAAGTATGCGACGGCAATCCAGCTCATCGACCCTGACCGACTGAGCACGCCCATCGGCGAGCGCGACAGCGCTACCATGCGGGCCGGGATCGAGATCAATCAGTATGGAGAGCCTGTTCGCTATCACATCCGGAAGGCTCACCCCCGGGAGGTAGGGGACGGCTTCACCGGCAGCTACAACAGGGAGGACTGGGAGGCGATCCCGGCCAGGACTCCTTGGGGCCGTCCTAGCGTGCTTCATATCCACGACATGGGCCGTACGGGCCAGAACCGGGGCAAGCCCGGTCTGACTTCGGTCATGCCGATCTTCCGCATGATGGACAAGTACGAAGGAGCCGAGGTTCAGGCCGCGGTCGTGAATGCCCTGGTCGCTGGTGTGGTCGAAAGCGGTCTGCCCATGGAGCAGATCATGGGCTACTTCGGCGAGGACATGAACGAGTACATGACTGCCAAGAAGGAATATGGCAGTCGCGTTCAGCTTCGTTCCGGTACGATCATTCCCCTCTTCCCTGGCGATAAGTTCAACAGCTTTACGCCATCGCGTCCGAATGCGAATTTTGGCCCATTCGTAGAGCATATTCAGAGGCACATCGGGACCTCAATCGGTTTGCCGCTTGAATTGCTGATGAAGGACTTCTCGAAGACAAACTATTCGTCGGCGAGAGCGGCTCTCCTGGAAGCATGGCGCTACTTCTCTTGCCGCCGCGACACTTTGATCACCTACTGGTGCGATCCTGTCTATGTCCTTTGGTTCGAGGAGGCCGTCGCCCGTGGAGAGATCAAGGCTCCAGGGTTCTTCGAGAACCAGTACGCGTGGACGCAGTGCGAATGGATTCCTGACGGCAGAGGGTGGATCGACCCTCTCAAGGAGGCGCAGGCGTCGAAGGCGAAGAGGGATGCCGGTATTTCTACACTCGCCCGCGAATGCGCCGAGCAGGGCCAGGACTGGCGTGCTGTCATTGAGCAGCAGGTTGAAGAAGAGCTGTTCACGCGCAATGTTCGCAAGGCGGCTGGCCTAGACGAAGTTCCAATCGATCCGGCCGAGAAGGCCAAGCTTGAACTGCAACAGAAGCAGATCGATTCACAGGTCCAGGAGCGCGAGCAGAAGCGTGAAGACGCTGAGGCTGCAGGCGAGAAGCCAGACGAGGAAGAGGAATAGCAATGAACGGGCTCTACGCTGCCCTGGCCGCCAGGATCTTCAGCCAGCCACTGCTTGCTGAGCCCTGGGCTGCTGCCTGCATCCTGGGCGTTCTGGCTGACCGCCTGGGCATCGAAAGCATCTCTGTGCCTGACGTGACCATGGAAGGTGTCGATCTGGATGTCGGCATGCTGGCCGGCGTGGCACAGGACTTCGAGCGCGAGAGCCGCGAGTACGAAGTGACCCGCGACGGCATGGCCGTTATTCCTATCCAGGGCTCCCTTATGAGACGGAGTGCCTCTCTGCGCCCGCGCTCGGGAGCCGTAGGATATAATGCCATCGAGGAGGCTACCCGTCAGGCGATGGCGGACCCCTCGGTGAAGGGCTTGCTTTACGACGTGGACAGCTCCGGGGGAGAGAGCGCGGGTTGTCTTGAAGCAGCTCGCTTCATTTCCAGCCTGCGTGGCACCAAGCCGATGTGGAGCATAGCAAGTCCACAAGCTGCTTCGGCCGCTTATGCACTTGCTTCTGCGTCTGATCGTGTCATTACTTCAAGTCAGGGTGATGTCGGGTCCATCGGAGTTCTCGGCATTCATGTTGACCGAAGCGGCGAGCTGACACACAAGGGGCACAAGGTCACTATCTTCCAGAAGGGTGCGCGGAAGGCCGAGGGCAATCCGTTTGGCTCTTTGAGTGAAGAAGCGACCAGGAACATCGATGCTCGACTTGAGGGTTTGTTTGCAAGCTTCGTCGATCTAACTTGCGCCAATAGGAATCTGAAGCCTGAGGCAGTACGTTCTCTGGAGGGAGCTACATTCTCAGGTCAAGATGCTCAGAAGATGGGCCTTGTTGACGCAGTAATGGATCCTCGGGAAGCAGTTACCGAGTTTCGCGAGTACATCAACGGCGGCGGCAGCCGCAGCATGGGAGTAGTTGGGATGACAGGTCCCAATGCCGGCAACGCAGGAGCCGGATTGACTAACGGTCAGGGACGTGGTCATGTTATGGGGCATGTCATCCTAGGGCCTGCGCCAGACCACGTCTTTCTCGACAACTCAATGGGCCGCCTCGAAGGAGCCGCCATCGTGACATTCACTCAGGCAGACCTCGACCGCGCCCGCAGCGAGGGTGTGACCGAGGGCAAGGCCCAGCTCCAGTCGGCCGTGGATGCGGCGACCGCGAGCGGATTCAAGGATGGTGCCGTGGCTGAGCGTGCCCGTCTGTCGGCCATCCTCGACAGCGATGAGGCCAAGGACCGGCCATCCCTGGCCCGCCATCTCGCCTTCAAGACCGACATGTCGGTCGATGCCGCTCTTCCTGTCCTGGCCGCGGGTGCCAAGGAGGTGCAGGAGCCACCGGCCGCCGAGCAGGCACATCTCGCCGCCCTTCGGGGCATGCCGAACCCACAGCTGGGTGCGGGCGAGGTGTCTGGAGAGGAGGACGAGCTGGGCTCCCTCCTGAAGGACCTCCGCAAGATCGAGGGACGGGAGTAACCCATGCCTGACTACATTTTTCCGCATGCGTCCGGCTTCACAACCGACACATGGACCCCGCAGGACAACCTGTTCGCGGGTGATCAGGACCCCTTCGAGCGGAAGGTTACCCTTCTCTCGGGCGAGGTTCGTACGCGCGGCACTGTCCTGGGACTGATTACCGCCTCGGGCAAGTACAAAATGTCGGCCTCGGCCGCGGGCGATGGCTCGCAGACCCCGGTCGCCATCCTGGCCCATGACTCCGATGCCACCGCGGGTGACATCGAGGTGGTGGTCTACGAGGCAGGCACGTTCAACGAGAACGCGCTCGTCCTCGGAGCCGGTCACACGATCGCCACCGTCCGGCCGGTGCTGCGTGACGTGAACATCAATCTCCGGAAGAACATCCCGGCGACCTGAGGAGCGTTTGACCGATGGCAATCGATATCTTCTCGGTCCAGACGCTCAATCGCGTCCTTGAGGACCGGCAAACACCGTCCAGCTTCCTGCTGGACATGTTCTTCCCTGACGTCCTGCCCGCGACGTCGGAGGAGATCTACTTCGATAACGTCGCGAAGAAGCGTCGTCTCGCCCCGTTCGTCTCGCCTCTGCGAGAGGGACAGGTCGTTGACATGCCCGGCTACAAGACCCACTCGTTCCGGCCGGCGTATGTCAAGGACAAGCGTGTCTTCGAGGCAACAATGTTGCAGAAGAGACGTCCCGGCGAGCCGATCGGCGGCAATCTGTCGCCCGAGGCCCGCATGCGCGAGGCCGTGGTCGCCAATCTGCAGGACCAACTGGAGATGCTGACCCGCAGAGAGGAGTGGATGGCGTCGCAGGCGGTGCGCCTCGGCCAGATCACCGTCACCGGTGAGGGCTATCCGACCAAGGTCGTCAACTTCGGCCGTGCGGCCGGCCACACCGTCACGCTTCTGACGACCGCGCGCTGGGGCGAGTCCGGCGTTAGCCCGCTCGACAACCTCAAGACGTGGCTCGCGACCGGCATGTCGAACGGCGGTGGCGCCTTGACCAACGTGGTCATGGATCCTCTGGCCTGGAGCCTCTTCGAGGTCGATCCTAAGGTGCAGGCGCTCCTGACGGCGCAGGCGCAGCGCGGCGGCGGCCCATCGATTCCGCAGGAGCCCTACGCGGGCTACCAGCCGAACGAGGAGGCCGTGGTCATCCCGCGCGGTGTTCTCGGCGAGTTCCGTTTCTGGACCTACCAGAACACCTACCAGGATGAGAGCGGCGTCGAGCAGAAGATGATCCCGGACTACACCGTGATCATGGGCTCGCCGGGCCGCCTCCAGGGCACGCGCTGCTACGGCTACATCAAGGACCACAAGGCCGGCTTTACGCCGACCCGGTACTTCGTGAAGTCGTGGGAGGAAGAGGATCCCAGCGTCCGCTTCATTCTGATGCAGAGCGCTCCTCTCGTCGTTCCCTTCCGCCCGAATGGCAGCTTTGCCGCTACCGTTCGCTGATCTATAAGCGCATCTGGTAGGGTCAAGGAGAAAGTCATGAAGGTCCTAGTGTTGGGCACGGTTGTCGAGGGCGAGCAAGTCAAGACACGCGATCCGAATGACGGCAAGGAGAAGGTTGTCTCCGTCCGTCACAAGGTTGTCGCGAAGCCTGCTGGTCAGTTCGAGAACGCGAAGGCTATCGAGGTCGACGACGAGCAGGCTGTGCGCCTGATCGACGGCGGCAGCGCCTTTCCCGCGGACGCCAAGGCGATCAAGGAACTCGCGAAGGTTCGCGAGCGCTTGGCCCGCGAGGCGCGCAGCGACTGGCCGGATGATGATGCCGAGCGTCAGGTCGAGGACGAGCTGGATACCGAGGGGCAGCAGGGTGACACCGGCTTCCTGAAGCCGCCTTCGGTCCCCGCTCGCGGTCACGAGGGCGAGCCCCGTCTTTCGGAGCCCGGCCGCAAGGGTGGCCCGGCCGTCGAGACGGTTGGTCCAGCCCGCAAGTAACCATCTCCCCGCCTGTCAGGCCCGGCTTGCCGGGCGGGGAGCCATCTGCGAGGCGGGCGCTCGATGACAGTCTTCCAGGACGCCGTCGACACCCGCTACGCCGACGAAAATACGACCATCAACGCGCTCTATCGTGCTCGTGGTACGGGAACGCCTGTTTCCGTGCGTCTCAAAATCGGCCTGCCGGACGAGGAAGTTACTCTCGGTAGATCGCGGATCCGCATCTCGACCGCGATGGGTCGCGTCCGTGTTTCTGAGGTGCCCGACCTCAAGATTTCGGACACCTTCACGGTAGGAACAGAAGTTTACAAGATCAAGACCTTGGATCGAGGTCCAAGACGCTTGGAGTGGGTCATCGAGTTCCAGTAATGGCTCCCATTCTCTTCAAGATCGATGCTCGCACTGACGGAAACTGCATGTTCATGATGCAGGAAGAAGTCAAGCGCATGGAGTACATCGTGAAGGAATGCGTGAAGGATGCGGGCGACGTGGTCCGCAAGCTCATGGAGGAGCAGACCAGGAACAACTTCCCGAGGGCCGGCGGCTTTACGCGCTCGTGGAGATCGAGGACCTACCCTCCAGGGCAGCCGTCGCTGAATGCGGCATCGAGCATCTGGTCGACCGAAGGCCTCGTAGCCGCCGCCTTCGACCACGGCCCCATCATTCGTGCTCGCGGCAGCAAGTACCTCTGCATCCCGACGCAGTTCAACCTCCCGGGAGGCCGAGGCAGATCGGCTCGGTCGAAGGGCGATCCCGATCCCTACCAGCAGGTGAAGCTGAAGCCGAGCGACATGGTCGCTCTGGCCCAGGTCGGCATGTCGTTCGTCGCCGAGGCGGATCGAGCTGGCGACAAGCTCTGGATGGTGAAGGTCAGCCCTGAGGACGTCCGCGGGGCCAGCAACGCTAAGTCGCTGAAGGCGGTGGTATCCGGAGCGTCGCATATATCGCTCGGCAGCCGGCGCCGGCCTCGTGTGAAGAGGATCCTACGCACGGGCGTCGTTCCCATGTACTATCTGGCGGCCCAGGTGAAGCTGCCCAAGCTGCTTGACTTCAATGCTGCAGCCACGATGGGCATCCAGGTCTTGGATGGACTTCTGACTGCGAGGCTAACTCGATGACGACGCTCAGGCAGCAGATCTATCGGGCTCTCGTAGCCGACATCGATGCTGCTATGGCTCCACAGGTCTTTCTGAACGAGCCCTCGACTCAATTCCTAGAGGAGGGTGGATCGTATGCCGTTCTTCTAACTCCGGATAGACCTACTGTAGAATCTGAGACGATTGGATTAGAGCATTACGAGTTCTCTGAAGAGCTTGAGCTTGAACTATACATCAAGGACGCAGACGGAATAGATCGAGTTGCCGAAGTAGATAGTCTCGCAGAAACACTACGGGATTCAATCCACAGAAGCAATCTTGGTGGTCTGGCAACTATCGTTCTGGTGGGTCCATACTCCGTGGACCAGGAAGATGTGATGGGAGCGGCTCCCGTTGGGTATGGCCGTATCCCGATCACTGTCCATTACCAGAGCGAGTCCCCTGTAGGCTAGTTGCCATGGATCGTGCTAGCAGTACATCACTCTCGCAACCCTGCAACTGGCTATTGGAGCCCTAATCATGGCAGTCGCCTCTGGCGCCAATACCCGCATCGCCCTGAAGAAGCAGACCACTGCAGGCGTTGCGGCTACCGGCAACTACATCCTGATTCCTGCCGTCTCCTTGCGGATGGGTCAGCAGCAGACCTTCCTTCCGAACGACCTCATTGGTCAGGGCCGTGATCCGGCCAGACCATCGCGTGACGTTTCGGAGACGACCGGTCAGGCCGTGCTCCCCGTCGATCTTCGGGCTATCGGCTACTGGCTCTCGATGATCTTCGGTGCGCCGATCACGACCGGCTCAGGACCGTATACCCATGAGTGGCGTTCGGGCGGTCTCGCCACCGACCTGTACTCCGTCGAGCAACAGCACCCGGATCTTCCGACGCCTCGGTACTTCCTCAATAAGGACGTGACCGGAGACGGCTTCGATCTTGAGCTGGCGCCTAATGGCCAGCTCCAGATGACCTTCGACCTATCGTACGGCGCTCAGACCCCGTCCAGCTCTTCGAGCGCTGGCACGCCGACCTCGATCTCGGTTGTGCGGTTCTCGCAGTTCGAGAACTACATCAACCTTAATGGTACTGCCCTCGGCAAGATCGTGCGCGCGCGGATGCCGTTCCGCAATCAGCTCGACAAGATCCGTTACGTCGGCGGCGCAGGCGCTGTTGGTGACACGGCTCCTGGCTCGACTGAGTCCCGCGGCCAGCTGACCGCTCGGTTCGCCGACAATACCTTGGTTCAGCTTGCGCTTGACCAGACAACCTTCGCCCTGGAGGTTGGGTTCGAGAAGTCGGCGTCACAGAAGCTGTCGTTCAAGCTTGAGCAGGCCGAGATTGCGACAACTGGTTCGCCTCCTGCTGGTGCCGGTGCCATCGAGCTGGTGCTCGATCTAATCGGCTCCAAGGCTGAGTCCCCAGCTCGCATGATGACGGTGACCCTGATTAACGACATTGCCTCCTACGCATAAGGGAGGTATCCCTTCTCCAGAGAAAATCCCAGGGGTGGTGGGGACGTATGAGCCCCACCACATCTTGTTCTGGGATCGGGAAAGGGGTGGGGAAGAGGTGGAAGTTCTAATTCAGGGTGACAATGCCTTCAATATGAGGGTATTGAACGCCGAGACCGGCGAGCTGATCAAGCGCGTCGTCAAGGTCGAGCTGGAAATTACGTCCACAAGCTCGGTCGCGAAGCTTCACGTCCGCAATCCTATCGTGGACATCAGGACCAAGGCCGAGGAAGTCCCGGCCGAGGCCAAGCCAGAGGAATAGTCGATGGCGAAGCAGAGGACGAAGCCTCAGGTCGTGAGGCTAGGGAAGGGCGCGCCCAGGTTCGATCCGCTCTTCTTGAGCTGCGGAGCCGTGCTCCACTTCAGGGTATATCGGCCCGAGTTCGATCACGGCGCCACTCGCGACGCTCAGAGGTACATGCAGGCGACAGTTGAGGAAGGATTGGACTGGGATCCTCAAGAGTTCGACGTTGCCTATTATATTGCACTCGCAGCCCGGCTTGTAGAAAGCTGGGATAATGTCTGCAGTGAAGGTGATGATCCTCTGCCTGTTACTCCAGAGAACATGTCGATCTTTATGCGTGAAGTACCTGGAGCGTCGGTCGAGTTTCGGACTCATTACAACTCCTCGGTGTTCCTCTGGAACAAGGAGGGGGAAGCATCAGGGGTCTCGCCAAGTGGCACTACGGACGAGGCCCCAGCTTCTGCCAAGGATGCCACGCCGTAAGGCAGGAGTGCGCGACAGACCAGCCTTGGCTCTGTGAGTATAGCAAGCCTCTAGGGGCTTTGAGCGATTCTGCGATCTTGCTCTGGTCGGCAGTGAAAGAGAATGCTTACATGCTGGTGCAGCATGGCTCTATGGGGCCTGTGGGCTTGGACTTGGACAAGCTCCTGGGGCTTGCTCGGGCAGTTGGGGTTGATGACGACGACACTTTGAGGTTCGCCCATTATCTCGATCACGGCTTTCGCGAGGCGATGGCTGAGAAGCGAGAGCAGACGATGGACGGCAGAGGGACCGAGATAGATGGCGACGGAGATCGCGCGTAAGTCGATCCATATCTCGGCTACCGGTGGCGTTGAGATCCGGACCACGTTCGAGACTGCGGGCGCAGCTGCAGATGAGGCCGGCAAGAAGATGGTGTCGGCCTTCCAGTCCGCGAGTGGCGCGGCTGGCAAGTTCGATGTCAGCCAGGTTGAAGCCGGGCTCAAGAGGATCAAGGACCTCACCGCCGAGTTTCAGGCGATTAACAATCGCTACGACACGACGCAGATCAATCAGAATTTCGACGATCGTCGCGCTCGCATCATCGAGCTTGAGACTCGCGGCCTAATCGAGAAAGAGGCTGCCACCCGCGCCCTGGCCGTGGCCGAACGCGAACGCAACGCAGCTCTGTCGACTGCGGTCACCGCGGACATCGATCCAGCCGCCATTAGGAGCTTCCAGGAGCGCATGGCCGCGCAGCGTGCCCTCACGGAAGAGGGCGAGCGCTACATGGCCCAGCTGAACCCCAGGATCGCTCTGGAGCAGGAGCTGCAGCGGATCGAGTCGGCCGGCGCTGCCGTAGGCATGAATCGGGTCGAGATCGACCAGCTGCGGGCTCAGGCCATTGAGAACCACACCGGCTTGCAAGCCCGTGAGGTGGCGAACAACGAGCGCCTGGAAAACTCTCTCCAGCAGCTGAACATGAAGTATACTCAGGGTTTTGCCCTGGCCCAGCGTCAGGCGCAGATTCACGAGCTGGCAGCTGCAGCGAAAATCGACGAGGCGACCAAGACCCGCTTCCTGGCCGAGGCTGAGCGCGAGCTGGGCGCTGCCACCGGCAGCTTCAATACCGGCAATCTGCGCCAGGGCCTGCAGCAGCTGCCCCTGCAGCTCCAGGATGTGATTGTGTCCTTCCAGGGGGGCACGGACGCTGCCATCATCTTCGGGCAGCAGTTCCCGCAGATGGCGTCGGCCTTCGGCCCATGGGGTGCCGCCCTCGGCCTAGCAGGTGCCGCAGCCGCCGTGGTGGCCGGTTCCCTCTATATACTGAGTGATAACTCAGAGCAGGCGAAGGACTCGACTGAGGCTCTGAGCAGCGCTCTCGATGACCTGGACTCAAAACTTGGCATTGTCGATGACAGCGCCAACTCGTTCATTGCTACACTTCGTGGCCTAACCGATGCGCAATCTGGTCTCCGATTGGGGATCCAGAACATCGAGGTCATGAACATTGATGAGCAGCTTGCTGATCTGCAGAAGCAGCAGGACGATCAGATCGCTAATCTTCAGACTAGGTTCGTCGCCAAGGCAATCGGCGATGCAAGGGCGCAGGGAGAGACTAGCCCCGAACAGATAGCGGAAGCTACGAAGAGAGCGACCGCCGAGTTCAAAGGTCTTGTCGGTCAGATGCAGCTTGGGACCAAGACAGCTGCCGATTTGACAGAAGCCGTCACCGGCCTCGGCAACACGCAGGGCATGGGCGGTCGTCAGGCGTTGAAGGAAGCGGAGGAGCTGCTGTTGCGTGAACAGCAGATCACCGAGCTGCAGGATCAGCGTCGTAGGAACGACATCGAGCTGAAGATGCAGCAGAATAAGCCGCTCTCTTCGGCTGACCTTGAGTTCTATAATAGAGAGAAGATTCAGCAGGAAGCTCTGAGAGAAGGCGAAAACGTCACTCATGAGCAGAGAATTGCCCATCTCGATATGGTTGTCGCTAAGGCACAACAGCTCTACAACAATGAACAGATCACCAACAGGGTACGGCTCCAGGGCCTCGCAGATATCGCCGCCGAAGAAGAGCGCATCCGCAAGAAGCAGGAACTGTCTGCTACAGCAGCGAAACTGGGCGGAACTCTGGAGGATGCACGCGAAGCTCAGTCGCTTCTGAACAAAGCGACACAGCCTCTGGAGAAGCGTGCTCAACTTGAGAAGGAGATCGCTGACCTTCAGAACCTGCAGAACAAGGGAGTCGGTGACTCTGCAGTAGTCAATAAGCGCGTAGCCGATCTGCGTCGAGAGATCGCGGAGATCGATGCCAAGGCTGCGACTAAGGCAAGCGGCGAAGAGGATAACGCTCGCAAGCGCGACCAGAAGATCATGGAGGATCTCCAGGGGGACCTTGAGCGGAGGAAGACGCTCGGGCGCACCGCGACCGGTGACACCATCGAGTTCGATCCGGCCAAGATGTCAGTGTTCCAGGCCGCTGCACAACTGCAGATCGAGGCCATGGGCAATGTCGGCGACTCGGTCGACAAGATGGTTGCAAGACAGGACTACGTCGACAAGTGGGTCGACAAGTTTTCGAAGTTCGTGGACCCGAAGCAGATCCCGCTCATTAAGCAGTTGGCCACCGAGCTATTCAATCTGACCGAGGTGCAGGATAACGTCAAGCCGATTGCCGACCTCTCAATTGCCAACACTCGGGCCTATGATGATCAGCTTCGACTGACCAAGGCATTGAATCAAGGCACGGAGGCTTATCAGAACGAGCAAGCCGTCCTGCGCACGGAGGCGCAACTGCGGGCGAAGGGCATCGAGGATTTGGATGCCGAGGCGCAAGCGTGGGTGGCCAATCAGGCCCGCCTGATCACGCACACCCAGGCCCTTGCCGATGGCATGAAGACCAAGCAGCAGTACACGGACGCTTCGGTGGTCCTGACTGAGCAGCTAGAGGCGCTGCGCAAGCAATACGATCTAGGCGCCATTAGTGCGACTGAGCTTGCTCGGGCGGAAGAGGACGCCCGGCTAGCGGCCAAGAGGCGCGAGCTAGACCAGGGCGCGGCCGGGCGGCTCAACCGTGACCGCCAGTGGGACCAGCTGGACGTCGAGGGCTTCAGGGCCTCTCAAGACCCTATAGACGGCGTCAGAGCGGCTATGCATGCCCTGCGGGCAGAGATCCCGACTACCGCCGAGTACATCTCCGAGAATCTCGTGGGTGCCTGGGGCGAGGCCAGCAGCGCGCTAGGCGACTTCGTTGTGGGCGGCGTCTACGATCTGGAGACGATGCAGGCCGCGTTGAAGAGCGTGACCGACAGCATCCAGAAGATGGTGCTGCAGTTCTTTCTTAATAAAGCCCTTATGGCGGGCCTGAACTTGGGTCTTGGGGCTCCTGGTCCGCAGGCCGGTCAGGATCCCAGCAACGTCCACACCACTGGCGCAATCTATCATCAGGGTGGCGAGGTCGGCCTGCCTACGTCCTGGCGTACAGGCATCGATCCACGCGTCTTCAACTTTGCCAATCGCTATCATCGTGGCGGCCTCGCAGGCGACGAGGTTCCGGCCATTCTGCAGCGCGGCGAGATGGTGATCCCGCGCGGCGCCATGGGCTCGGCCCCGCCTGAGGTGCAGGTTTTCACGAGCCCGGAGATCCCGGTCAGGACCGAGCGCTCCAGGGGCTCGAATGATCGGTACCGGGTTCGCGTCTTCATTGGCAAGCAATGGGAAGAGCATGCAGCCGATGGTGGCGTGAGCAAGACCATGCGGGCACGGTTCAACGTCAGAGATAGGCTGATGTAATGCCCACATGGCCCGCCTCCCTCACGACCTTCATCGTCGAAGGCTATCAAGAGACGACGGATGACATCATCCTGCGAACCACGATGGACGCAGGCAATGTGAAGACACGTCGCCGTTTCACTGCGGCCTACGACAAGATCAGAGGCGATACTGTCTGGACGGATGCCCAGCTGGCCACCTGGATGACGTGGTTCAAGAACGATATTCAGAACGGAGCGCTGTCCTTCGACATGCCGCATCCGAGGACAAAACTGCAGATCTTGGTGAGGTATGCGACGACCTCCATTCCTATCTCGCCGTTCAATCGGGCATCTACACGATGGCGGGTTGCGCATGAGCTAGAGATCATCCCGTAGAGACATGTAATGGCAAAAAGAGCAATCAGCTTAGCCGGTATTGCAGCGTTGTATGCGGAGAATACCGGAGACGGACTTCTCCCTCTGATCAAGCTTTCACATGAGAGCTTGAGCCCTTCACTACGTTATGTACGGAACACGGACGGCATCTTTAGCCGTGGCAACGAATATGACGCTCTAGCCTTTGACATTCTCTTTCCGTCCGAGACCGAGCAGTCGCCGCCTGTTGCGCGTATGACGGTGGACAATGTCGGCCGCACGCTAATCCCGCTTCTGCGCAGCGTGACGACGTTCGTTTCGGTCGACATCGAGCTAGTCAAGATTAGCAACTTGGATCTAGTCGAGGCCCGCTGGTTGAACTACAGGATAACTAAAGTTACTGGCCCAGATGCCGTTAGCGTGGACGCAAAGCTTGAGCTGGACGACCTAACTGTCGCGCGTTATCCACGTTTTCACTATACCGAATCTCTCTATCCAGCTTTATGGCGAGCTGCATGACGCTCAAGGTTAGTCCAGATTTCTCTCAGTATAAGGATATTCCATGGGTCGAGGGAGATCCAGAAAAGGGCATCCCAAGATTCACATGCTGGACACTATTCCGTCAGGTTTGCTGGGATAAGTTATGTATCGAATTGCCAGCTTACGATGAGATAAACCCAACCAATCTCAAGCTAGTCTCGAGAACGATAGATCCCGGCGTTCATCACTGGTCCTCTATTCCTCCGGGGAAGGAGAGGATCATGGATGGGATCATGATGTACAGAGGAACGCATGTGGGCTTAGTTGTCAGGAGAGGGGTTATGCTGCATGTTGAGCGTAATCGCCTCTCGACAATCGAGCCCTATACTGCCCCGCGATGGGAGACTTGCATTGACGGCTTCTACCGGTACGGGGCTGATCCATCTTCCTGACTACGATCCGGCCCTCGTCCAGAACGGACTGGTAGGCGTTGTAGCTCGACGCTCGATCCTCCAGTCCCATTGCCCCATGGTCCAGGTTCGGGCTGGGGCGACGCTGTCCGATATCGTGGGCGAGCTACAGTTCGCCCCTGGGCTCGATCGTCATCTGCAGGTGGCGATCAACGGCGTGCTCGTACCGCGCGCCCGGTGGCCCTATGTGCGGCCCAAGCAGGGCTCCGTGGTCACGGCTCTCCCCATCCCTGAAGGGGGTGAGGGCATGCGCTTGGGGCTCACCCTAGCCATCGTCGCTGCTGCCACCGTCGCTTCAGGCGGTATCGCCGCTGCGCCTATCCTGGGTGGCGGCCTGGGCGCCAGCATGCTGGGCGCGGTCGTGGGTGCCACCATCTCGACCGTAGGCTTCATGGCGGTGAATGCCTTGATCCCGCCGGCTGTTCCTCAGATGGAGGCAGGACGCGAGGCGGTCGAGGCCGGCGAGACCTACTCCATCGAAGGAGCCCGCAATACCGCCCGGCTCAAGGGCGCGGTCATGCAGGTGCTGGGCGAGCACCGCATCTACCCGTCGCTGGCGGCGCCGACTTATACGGAGATGGATGGCGACGATCAGATCCTCAACATGCTGCTCGACCTTGGTATCGGGCCTGTTGAGGTCAGAGACCCGCGCATCGGAGAGACCGGCCTAGATAAGTTCGACGATGTCGATACGGAAATGTCCTCCGGGGATTGGGACGAGCCTCAGTTTGTCCCTCAGTTTCCTGACGACGTAGTCGAGGACAGGGTCGGTCGCGAGCTTCTCATGTCGGACAGCTGGATGACGCTAACCACTCGTCCAGATACCCAGCGGGCGAGCCTAGATATAGGCTTCAGACAAGGTATCGGCTTCTACAATAGTGCTGCGAAGTTCACAGGAACGACAGTTCATTTCGAAGTTCAGTATTCTCCAGAGGGGCAGAATGATTGGACCGAACTTCCAGAAATCCAGATCGAGGACAAAAGTTCGACCCCGATCCGTCGTACCATCAAGGTTCAGTTCCCGGAGATTGGTCAATATGACGTCCGCATCGCCCGAACATCTGAAGATGCCAGCAAGACAGATCACCTACACCACAGTCACGTAGAGGTATTGCGCAGCTTCCGCGATGATCCGCCGGTTAATAATCGTTTCTGCCAGCTCTACGGTTTGAAGATCCGAGCTTCTCGTCAGACTGAGGGACAGATTGACACGGTCAACATGATAGTGACCTCGATCTGCAAAGACTACAAGACAAGCTCGGAGTCTTGGGAGTGGTCGCCTACTCGTAATCCGGCATCGATCATGCGACACGTCTTGCAGAACCCGGCGAACGAGATGGAGGTCGATGACGAGTTCATCAATTTCGATGATCTTGAAGAGTGGCATACTCTCTGCGAGCAGAAGAAGTGGATGTGCGATTTTGTGGTCGACAAGGATATGTCGATTTGGGATCTGCTAGGGATCGTTTGCGGTTGCGGTCGTGCTCGTCCTATGGTCGTGGATGGCAAGTGGACAGTCGCAGTCGACTACATCAAGGAGAGTGATGAGTTCTGGATCACTCCAAAGAACTCTAGGGGTCTTGTATGGGAGCATAACTATGTGAAGATCCCCGATGCTCTTCGTATCACTTTTACCGATAGGGATTCGGACTGGAAGACGCGAGAGATGGACGTCTTCATGGATGGGAAAAACAAGAACAATTCTGAACGCTATGAAGACTGGGAGATGCCCGGCGTCACGGACAACAAGGCGATCTGGGCGCACGGCAGGAAGCGTCTAGCCGAGATTTTGCTCCGTCGTGAAAGCTACGAAGTCACGATGGATTGGGAATGGCTTACATTCGCGCGTGGAGATCGCGGTCGACTTGCCTACGATACCATCCTGATCGGGTCTGGAGAGAGCTACATCAAGCAGGTTATTGTCTCCGGGGGCTTGATCGTCGGGATCGTTCTAAGGGACAAGATTGCGCTAGATGGTACTCAGCGGCAGATGCTTCGTATTAGAAAGGCGGATAAGGAGTCGGTTTCGGTCATTTGCGAGGCGGCCATAGGGGAAATAGATACTTTTGAGCCCATTGAGCCGCCTTCGACTGCTAGCGGCATTGCGGCTGGCGACCTCGTGATTGTGGGCGCTCCAGGCGTCGAGAGCATGGTGGTGATTTGCAATGGCATTACGCCGGCCAGCGAGTTCGAGGCCACTGTTTCGCTGATCCCGTACGCCGAGCCGATTCATTATGCCGAGGATAGCGAGATCCCAGAATGGGATCCGCTGATTACCGATCCGGCTAAGCTTATTACCGTCGAGATCGAGAGCATTGTTTCTAGTGAGTCGGCGATGGTGCGGGATAGCGACGGCAGCTACAGGCTGGGCATGCTGGTCCGCCTGCGTCAGCAGGGACGTTCGACACGCTATCGTGCGATTGGCATTCAGCTGGTTGTGCAAGAGGTTACGACCGGCGCTGCCGATCGCTATTATGAGCTGCCGTCCGAGGCGACGCAGGCCAACGTTCCTGACGTCTCGATGAACGAGACATATATCGTGCGCGCCAGGTATCGCCTGGGGCCGGTTAAGGGCGGCGGCAAGACGCCTCCGTTCTCGGCTTGGTCCAGCGCCGTCCCTCATACCGTGGGCGGGCCTACGCGGCCTCCGCTAGGCGTAGAGACGGGGTGGGTCGAGGGCGACCGTGTGGTTTGGCATATGCCGGTCAAGCCATCCGACTTCGCCGGCTACAGGCTCAAGTACACGCTGGTTGAGAACCAGGAATGGGAGGCGGCAGAGGATGTCTCGGACAACCTTTACCCTGTAAACTACATCCTGATCGACGAGGTGCCTCAGAATGCCTACGAGATTCTGATCAAGTCTGAGACCACTTCCGAGAAACAGAGCCTTTTGCCTGCTCGCATCCGCGTGATCGGCATCGATCGTCCGGATCTCTATCAGGTTTACAAGGAGGACTTCGGAGCGCTCGGTTTTCCTGGGACTAAGACGAATTACGTTGTAGCAGATGGAGAACTCAAGTCGACGGATACATCGCTTTGGGGTTCATCTAAGACATCGAAATGGGGATCCCCGAAGACGGGGCTCTGGGCTGATGTTGTTTGGTCGAACTGGACTTGGGAGTTCGAGTATATTTGCCCAAGCAACATCCTTTCGACTGATCGCATCATGCTGAACATGCTTCACAGGGGAGAGGTGCGCGTCGAGTTCCGGTGGATCAACGATATCGTTTCTGAGTATCCTGACGAAGACCCAGTCCCTGCGGCTGACGATTACACGATTCCGCCTGACTGGGTGGCATTCGGCGGTCTTGCGACAGGGGCTACGGCGCGTCCGTTCAAGCCGTGGAAGAATGGCCTGCGTCCGGTCGCCAATGAGCCTATTCAGTTTCGGGTGACTGGCATTGGCGGACAAGCCGCTCGACCTGCACTTTCACGGTTCATCATGGAGGTCCAGGGTGTCGAGTTGAAAGAGATCCTTTCAGATGAGCTTATTGCGACTTCTGGAAAGGTCTTGAAGTTAACCAAGGGGTTTCGCACTATTCGATACGTTTTAGGAACCATTCAGAGGCCAAGTAATGCAATCACGTTCGGCCATACAGCTAAGTCAGTAACAGGCACGCGTGTCGAGCTGATTGACAAGGAAGGCAATCTCGTGTCGGGTGTCGCCGACATCACCGTGGGTGGAACCTAATGGACCAGACAATCCGTGAGGTGGCAACCGCGGACTACTCTCACTCCGCTCTGGCCTTCTTGGTAGCCAAGCTGGTAAAGAAGGAGGAGATCACGCCAGACAGCGTGCAAGAGGTTATGGAGAAGATCCGTGACGACTTGAGAGATGAGACTTCAGCGTTACGTCATCTACTGGGGCGTGTGCCAGAAGGCACCCAGACCCTATATTGGAGCGAGGTAGGGTCAGTGCATGATCGCACAGTAGCTCTGTTTCAGATTGCGTTGGTGCCCTGATGCCCGTCAAGCAAGTTCCAACCACCAACTTCCGCACCGCAACTTGGGGCAACTGGAAGGATGGGGTTAACGATCTTCGAGATGCGGTTAAAGAGGTCCCTGGTATCTCGGCTACGGTGAGCACTGAGGTCATCGTTTCTGGGGCAATTAGCCCCGACACAGGCGATATTCTGGTCGATACCGAAGGCGCTGCTTCCTCCGACGATCTGGTCGTTTTTTCGAATTGGGCGAGCCTGCCCGAGAATCGGGCTATCCGTATCCGTCCTGTCAACGATGCGCGTACGATCAACGTAGTCCATATGTACAACAGTGGCTCGGGGGGCGGTGAGCTTGTCCTGCTGACAGGCAACGATCCTGGCGACAAGGTCGCCATGGATGACACGCGGCGCAGCATGACGCTCGAGCGTCGCGGCACTCAAATATTCGAGGTCCGTCGGGATGGCTTCTCCACATCCTCCGGGGGTTTCGACGGAAGCTTGTCGTCCACGCTGGTTGGTAACAACAATCGTGTTACAGGTCTGATCTGGAACGAGCGGAACATCACGGCCGTAGAGGCCCCTGGTGGAGTGTATACTCTCAAAGTCTCGGACGTAGGCGATTGGCTTAATGCCCGTTTAGATTTAGTCGTTACCTTGCCTAATCCTAATGCGCTTGATGAAGATGGCGAGGCTTGGCTGGCTGGCATGCAGATCGCAGCCCAGCGGCATGCTTCTCTCCTCCAGGGGATTACGCATACCGGAGCGGCGCCGAACCATTTCTTGAATCATGATCGAGCCGCTGGATCAGTCCCTGGAGCCTTTGTCTTCTTCAAGGTCTGCGAGGCCAACGACGGCACGCTCTACTGGCGGATTGCAGGCGAGACTACAGGCTCGGGCGGAATCGGCGTTCCTGGAACGACAAGTCGTTCCTATGTTACGAGTTCTCCTCCAGACTACTCGTACACGGGAACTGATGTCGGTTATAGAAATGCAGGAACCTTAACTCATACTCCACCTGCAAACAGCAAGTGGATTTATTTTTGTAATGCAACCCAGGACGCAACTGGATCAAATACCGGGAACGATGCCAAGTATCGCATGGTCAATACGGCCGCCCCTACGGTGCCATTGGCTGCGGTAGGCCGCCCTCGATATGTTCAGAGAGAGCACTACACGGCTGTGTGGTGGGGTGCGAGCTATGGCTCAAGTCCAACTTCTCAGACCTACAGGTGGGAAGCTGCCCTAGGAGCAAGCGGTTTTATTGCAGAGTCGAAGGCGATCTATATGTTCGGCCTTCAGCTGGAGACTGATGAAGATTTTGGCGTTCAAGCGACGGCGTCTGTATCTGTTGGAACGAGCTATACCGCGGTTGCCACAAAATCCTATACAGCTCCTGCCGGTGATTATCTGGTCATTGCTGGGTTCACTCTCGACACGTCCAGCGATCATCGCTTCTCAGCGAAGCTGACAGTGAATGGATCGGATTATGCAGAAACAGCTTCGAGTCGTATAAATCCAGGTTTGGCATATTACACGACCTTTAAGAAGATTACACATGCTGGCGGAACTCTAACGGCTACACTGAATGCCAAGCAGATCTCTGGCACATCTGCTGCGACGTGCGGTATCGTGATCGTTCTCAAGGCTGATAAGTTCCAGTCGTTCGACTACGCTGAGAGCCCGGCCGAAACTCCAACAACGACAGCTACATCTCGCTCGACCAAGCTGAGCAAGAGCAGCACGCTACAAGCGAACTGGAAGTCTTTGGTCCTGATGGGGATGCAGGGCTACCTGGATGCAGACCTCAGCACATCTGGCGTTATCATGGGCTCCAGGATGAACAACGTAGAGTTCTCCTACGAGCCCGAGCACACTATCCGCGTGCAGTCAGGACAGCCCGCTCATTACTCTCCAGTGAGCTTTATGACGGGCAGAGTTGTCTCTCCAGTTGCAGCTCCAGATGTGTTTACGCTTGTCTACGGTTCGGAGGACAACACCACCGCTGTGAAGGTCAAAGACGCAGTCGTTGCCATTATGGCTCTAGGACCCGTCTGATGATCCCCATGATGGGGGCGATGACGGCGTCGCCTGAGGGCTTCTTCCCTGGCAGGCTGCCTGTAGTGCCGCCGCCGATCACTACTATCTCGGTGACGGCGGACAGCGTCTTGTGGTCCTACGACACGCCCGAGAATTTCGCTGGCTACATTGTTAAGACCACCTCTATTGCCGGTACCTCCTGGGAGCGCGCGACACTTCTGGGAGTGACGACCAACGAGATAGTGGATCGAGCCACCTTGCCGGCTGATACGGTTCAGGTCCTGGTGAAGCCGACTATCCTCTACGCCGGCTTTCTGATCATCGAATCCATTGCCAGCGCTCGGGTCAATGCGACCAGGACAGGCGATGGCGGCGGAGGTCCCATCGACATTGGCATGTTCCCTGGAGGGGCGTGGACGCGGGTTGATCCTTATGCCAGCCGTTCGAACAAGGTTTTCGTCAGCACTGCGACCGAGCTGCAGAATGCGATTCGGGATGCAGATCCTGGTGACTGCATCGTTATCAATGCTAGCTTCTCAGTTGCGACCATCACGGTTACCTGCAAAGGAACCGCAGAAAACAAGATCATCATTTGTTCAGATAGAGACGGTCAGGATGAGTCTCAGTACAGAACTCTAAGTGGCGGCAACATCAAGATCGATGGTGGCGCTCATTTCATTTGGAGGGCGACTACACTAGACTCGGTTCATTTCGAGCTTACGAATGGAAATGATTTTCAGATCGAATCCAATCGTATGGTGGGCTTCACTGGAGGTTCTACCACTTCTGTTTATACTAATGGGTATGCAGTTAACTGCACAAGTGGCGGTAACACTCGAAATGTTCTGATTGCTTTCAATCGCTACACGGGCAATACAGCAACCTGGATGCATTTGGATCCGAGCGCGAATAATCATAAGGATTACTTGATTACGCATAACCATACTGAAAATACCCAATACGGTGGATCTTTCGCCTTTGGCCATAACCCTGGCAACGGCATGATCGACACACGTATTCGTATCCAGTATCACCTCGATACCGGCAGAAGAGGAACTGGCGACCAGCTAGAAATCAAGAGTGGCGGGGTTACGTTTGATAAATGCACATTCGAGATGGCGAGTACAAGTGGCGGTGCTCCGAATCAGCTCAAGATCAGACAGCAGTCTGTGAGTGACGCTAGTGTAGATATTTTGGAGGGAGTTGGCACAAGCTTCTTAAACATACTATTTGTTTGCAATCCGGCGCAAGATGAAGCAAATATAACTGTTCGAGGAAGGCACAACAAGGTTAAGAACTGTTGGGCTGTTCTCTTGGCGGATGGCGAGCGTCCAAGCTTGAGTAGTCAGATTAGCAGCCGTGGCACTATCAATCTGTATCGAGCGTACTCGAATGGAGAAACTTTCCCCGAATCGGACCCTCCGAGTTCCGAACCAGAAGGAGTGAATCGTCAGGCTTCGGCTTACAAGACTACCGTAGGCGGCAACCGTATGCGGGTCGTTACGACTGCCGCTTCAGATGTGGCCCCGTACCAGCCAGCTGATAATTGGGTTCCGACTTCTGGTCAGAGCCGAAACTTCGCTAGCCAGCTGACAAGCAGTAATTCAATACGCACTAAGACGGATGGCGTAATACCGGATGCCAACTACGACGCCGTTCCCTTGCGCCTCTTCAAGGCGGACACTGGCCCAGGAGCGTGGGACAAGACATTCGTTTTGGAGGAAGAAGAAGAGCCCAGTGGCATTTCTGGCTTGGAAATCGGAGATGACTATACCATTAACTATACAGCTTTCAGAGGATCTTCTAGCTCTGGGGGCACGCCTACCTTTAATGTTCATATGAACTTGGCTAATAATAACCAGCCGGCTAATGCTGTAGGAGCTGATATTTGGGCTTCGACAACGTCTGCGAGTGGCGTAACCTATGCTGTGTTTGGAGATGGTCCAAATGTGGGCGGTCGTGTATCGATAGGCATTGCCAGGCTCACGGGGCTATCCTGGGATAATCTGGCAGTCTCTTATGTGATCGGAGGCCCCAGCCCGAGCGCTAGAGCCTACATCCCTAAGCTTGCGGGCTTTGCGTCTGATCCCGACAACATTAGCGCCATCCGGGCCAAGGCTCTTAGCCTGCTGGCCTACGGAGACTACTTGCTCATCCCTATGATGGATCAGGGGGCTGGAACGCAAGGCTGGCCCAGGATCGTCATGTTCCGCTGGGACATGAGAAACATGGCCCTCAATCCTGAGTTCGGGACGGCAGTATGGGGAAGCGCCCAGACTTGGAATAAAATTTGTCCGATCTTCATGCAAGCCGGCCCCGGCTTGGTGGATAGATTCGACGAGTACGTCTATGTCTATACAATGGATCATAACCCGATCGAGTCTGTCGCCGGGGACAGCCCTCATCACTATCCTGCCAAGATCTACTTGCAGAGGGCTCCTTACGGCGCCCACGTCTTGAGCAAGGATCCATGGCAGTGGTTCACGGGCACGCCTGACGCTCCCGCCTGGGGCACTGCAGGCGCGGCTCCTACGGGCGCCACCGCGGTCTACACCTTCCCGCACAAGATCGACTGGCGCGGTTCAGCTTTCTACAACAAGAAGTTGAACAAGGTTATCGTGCGGTGGGGCCGTGGCGTTGGCACGACCGCGCCCGGTGCTGAGGGCTCGCAGAGCCGGTTCGTCACACTCATGGGCGACCGTCCGTGGAAGCTCACCCTGGTCGACGATGCCCAGATCACGGCTCCGAATATCGATACTGATCTTGCTCAACTGTCCATCGTGCCGCATACCCTGGCGCCAGACGGCTTGTCCTGGGTCGATGCCTCCTGGGGTGGTGGGAATGCCGACAAGGCGATTTTCTTCCGGACAGAGATTGCCCCTTCTGGACCTGCAACTGGAGGGACAATCACTCAGATAACTAACGGTATACGTCTGAGTGGCCTTACTAACGGATCTGGAGGGGGTTCTTCTGGGGCCGTTTTTGCTACAGGCATTTACGTTCCTGGAGTCTACGAATGAGCCTCAATCTTCTTACCCGCCAGGAGAAGGGCACCGCACTAGATATCATTGATCATGATAACAATCTGACCGATACTCAGAACTTTGTTAATAGCCTAGAATCTTCTCTTAATGGCCATATCGGCGGTTCTGATCCGCATACTCAGTACCAGAAGGAAACAGAGAAAGGGGCAGCCAACGGCTATGCTGCCCTGGATTCTAATGGTCGAGTTCCACTAGCTCAGCTAGGTTCCGGTACTCCGTCAGCCACCAAGTTCCTGCGCGGGGATGGAGCCTGGATCACCGTAGAGGGCGTAGGCGCGGGTGAGCTGGACTTTACAGGCCTTGGGCTTACGAGGTCGACCGCTATCGGCGATGGGGTCACGGACGACGGGCCCACGATCCTTGCCGAGCTGAATGCCCTGGCCGCTGCTGGCGGCGGTGCTCTTCTCCTGCAGCCTTACAAGACCTACCTTGTCAGCACGATCACTCTGACGGCAAAGGTCAAGCTACTTATATGGGGCGGCTTCGCTGGCGCTGACAATCAAGGCAACGCCAAGCTCAAGCTGAAGCCTTATAATGGAGCGACAAGCGCCTCCACTAGGCAGTGTCCTCTAGTTCTGGATAGCTGCTCCAAGATTAGGATCATGGGAGTTGATCTTGATGGCTCGCGTGGAGAACATACGGGCTTCGTAGGCACATCTGGAACCCATGCTCAGTACGGCAATGGGAGCATGAATGCCTTATCGCTTATCTCCTCCAGGGAGGTCCGGTGTGAAAGAGTTGGCATGCTCAACTCTAATACAGACGGACTGTTCATTGCAGGTAAACGCACATGGACTCCGTACACTCTAGGCGATTATTCCCCAGCATCTCAGCTGCTATCATTCATTGATTGCGTTATAGATCGGAACGGCCGGAATGGCATGTCTCCGATCACGATTCGCAATTCAGAATGGATTAGAACCACCTTCAATGATAACGGGGATCTCGCTGTCCAGCCGGATGGACCTGGAGCCGGTATCGACTTCGAGGCAGATAAGGGCGAAGCGGACGCCAACAATGGCGGTACGTTTAATCAGCCAGAGCGCTGCTACTTTGAAGATTGCACTTGGTCGAGGAATGGATCGACTGGGTTCATTCTCAGCAATCGTCGAGGCAACAAGGCGTCCGGAATCATCATCAGGAACTTCCATTCCTGGGGTAATGGACGGTTCCAGTCTGCATCGTTCAATGCGCTAGATATTCAGATCTACGGCACGCCGGAAACGGCTGGCACTCTGGTCAGCTCTGAATCATTCGGCGTCTGGATCGACGGCGGGGAGGCTCGCTCTCAGGGCATCTACATCGGCACGTTCTCCAGCACGGTATCCCAGGAGACCTTCAATGCGGTAGTCCAGAACGTGCAGATGGGCCCGAGAGCAGAGATCATCTGCCGTTTCGGACGCGGCAATGTCCAGATCATCGGGAACAGGTGGGATCGTGTTAGAGTAGTCATGAGTAGTGTGACTACAGCTCCTCCTGCTGGTCAAGCCCATGGCGCAACATTCATTATCCCTCCAGGGGCTACCGGAGTATGGGCTGGAGCCGATAAAGAGAAGAAGTATGCAATCTACGATGAAGACAATGCGCTATGGGGATATTCTCCTCCGACCGATGGCGATGTTGTATACTGCCTGGATACAGGTTCGGGCGTAAACGACTTCCTGGTCTTCCATGAGCGGCCCGCAGGGGCTCACGGATCTGCAGCAGGTTCTGGCTGGGAGATATTCAGCGCTTTCGTCTCGACTGCGGATGCGATCAAGATCGACGATTGGTGGAGCGGCAGGATCCTTATCGAGCGCAATGAGGTCGTATCTACCGGACTAAACAACTCTGGCCTCTATGCTAAATCTGCTGCTCTCTGCGCTACCGATCTGTGGATCGAGAAGAACAAGTTCAGCAATACCACAAAGCGTCTGCTGGGAACGGCCGAGGCCACAGGGGACAGTGGAGCTAGAGGAGCGCGTCTCGATGGCGGATATCGTTATGTGGATCTGCGCTTCAACTGGTTTAACAATTGCTCCACAGGCATCGACCTAACCGGTACCGACTACACGAGACTAACCCTGGAAGAAAACACCTACGAGGACAACACCGCGAACTCGACTGTTGCAGCTGGAATGCCTATAGTCGTTAGGCGCGGTGAACGCGTAATCAATGGTACGATGGACTCAGATCTTCCGGCTCCATCTTAATGCAATGGAGATCTGAATGGCCTTCGTCGTAGAGCACCCTAACTCAGGCGTTAGGGTGTTTAACAACCGCCTTACCTATAAGCCTGTAAGGCTACGGTTTGGCTTCAAACGCCTAGTGATTCCGGCTGAGACAGACAGCAATGGAGCTTTCTGCTTCGTTGGATTTCTTCTGCCTACGGCTCAGGCGCCAAACCTAAATCCATCGCTATGGCCACTAAGCACGCCTACTAGCGATGTAGAGATGGCATTTATTACAACTGGGTGGCGCATTACGCTTGGCAATATCAACACCACCGGAGCTGCGGAATCGAATAGGTTTCGTATGCGCTGGTTGGACGGAAGCGGCAACAGAACTGCGATAAGTTCTGTAGACGCTGAGAAAATCATAGATCTGGGGCTAAATGTTCTTCATGAGATCGAGCTTGAGTGGTCTGGAGATACGGTAGTCCAACGCGATATTAACTCCGGTCTATCTCAGACCTTCCGAGATTCCAAATTAAGCGCTATGACTAGGGGCTACCTGATGTTCTACGCATCGCCCCTGATGTCGGCCGAGTTCACGAATGTAAGGCAGATCACATGACGAACTTCCCGGCACAAGGTTCATTCATTGCTGAATCCAGAGCAAATGAGCAGGCTTGCCTCCTGCTCGAAGACTTCCTAAAGGCCGCTAAGCAGATGCTTGGTGCCGGCGTTGAGGAGACGCTGGTCATCTCGAACGGCCGCGTCTCGCCGACTAAGGCACTCGTGAAGATCGATACTGAGGCTTCGGCCGCAGTAGACGATCTTGACTTCATCGGAAACGATACGCTCCCGGTGGGGTCTGTCATCATGCTGCGCATTGCGGACAGCGCCCGAAAGGTCAACATTCGACACGAGCGGGGTACTGCTGAGGAAATCTTCCTGTCTCGCAACAGCGGGACGGGCACTGTCTTCCAGTTGGGCAGCAGCGCTACCCGGCTCCTCCTGCATCGTACGAGCGACCAATGGCTTCAGCTCGGACCGCCGCTCTTCGGATCGGACATCGGGGCTTTCCGGTCGTGGCTGGGCCTGACCAGCTTTGCAACCGGCGTAGAGGCTACTTCGGCTGAAGTCCTGGCCGCCTCCGGGGACGGCATCGTGACGCCAGATGCCATGGTCACCCTGAAGCCCTACGAGAGCCCGCAGCAGACGCTGGTGGTCTCGGGCAATGGCACGGCGGCGCACGGCCTAGGAGGGAAGCCCCGGGAGGTGTGGGCAGTCCTCAGAAATATCGTGACGCAATGGGGTTTCTCAGTAGGAGAGGAAGTTCACATCGGAGATAAGATCACGATATCGGCTACTGCTACAAACGTATCGTGGGCTTTTCCGTCAGCCGGATTGCAGATCATTGAGAAGAACGGAGGAGCCCTTCGTTCTCTCACTGACGCTAACTGGCGGTTGGTAATTTACGCTCGACGCTAGCCGTTCTTGACCGTAGGATAGATCGACCAATCTGGGATGGTCTAAGCCATCTCACGACCCAGAGAAGAACGGGAAACACTTATGATTGATCTGAGGGCAGCGCAGGATGCGGTAAAGAAGCTAGCCGCAGCGCAGGGTCTGGTCGACGACGTCGACAAGCGCATCGTCGCGAAGCAGTCGATCGCCAATGTGAAGGACGGCAAGGCCGATCTTAGAGCCCTGGCCTCGAACATGGTGGCCAGCCGAGCCCTGATGGAGAAGGTAGTCCAGCAGATCCTCGGCGAGGACCCCGATGAGCCTGATGAGCCGGACATTCCCGTGCCGCCCGCCGGCAGCCTGATCGAGCTGACCGGGCGCAAGGCTACTGACTACCAGCTTCGGACGAAGGTGCGAGCCGGCAAGGCGGTGGATACAGGCTCGATTAAGGCCGCTCTCGCTTCTGCGGAGCCCGGCGATGTGGTGATGCTGAAGACTGGCGTTTATCGGGGTAACTACATCCTGGCCAAGGCCGGCGTAAAGATCACGCACGCCGATCCCCACCGCCTGCCGGTCATGGACGGCAAGATCGATGTCATGGCCGACAACTGCGCGATCGAGGGCCTGATCTTCGAAGGCGATACCGCGATCAAGGTCAGCCTCCAGGGGAACAAGTGCCGCGTCGCCGGCAACTGGATCAGGAAGCGCACGAGAGACGATGCTGCCGCCTGCATCGTGGACAGCGGCAAGCGGAACTTGATCGAGGACAACTTGATCGAAGATTGCGTCGGTGCCGCGATCCAGGTTGGAACCTGGGCTCAGAAGCCGAACGGCAACGAGGGCTGGTATCGCCGGAACGTCATCCGCCGGATGAAGTCTGGCAGGGCTCAGGGATCGGACGTGATCGCCATCGGCCTGAACTGGGCCGGACAGAACAACGTCGCCGGCTGCGTGGTCGAGCAGAACCTGATCGAGAATTGCGAGGGTGCGGGCGGCGACATCATCGCCCAGCAGTCGAGCGGGAACGTCGTAGGCGCTAACGTGATCCGGCACTCGGGCCGCCTGCGCATGCGCGGCGGTAAGGGCAACAAGCTGGTCCGCAATGTCAATGAGGACAGTGCCATCGCCTTCGGCGGCCAGGAGACCCAGGCCTGGGGCAATCGTGGATCGAAGATCGAGGTGCTTGCCGGCGACCATGCCGGCGGCGAAGCGAAGGATGGCACTGGAGCTGCCAAGAACTGCCTCGCGGCGGGCAATGCGGGCGCCCTGGTGGTCGGCGCCACCACCTCCCGGGGTGAGGCCGTGCGGGTCTCTGGCCTGCGCGTAGAAGGGCACCAAGGCGATCTGGAGGGCGATCTGGAGGGGGTAGACGTCCAGGATGACATCTCGGTCGATATCCCTGATGTCGGCGTCCCTGGTGACCACAGCATCGGTCCTGACGCCTACTGGTCTCTGGAGCCCGATGAGCCTAACGAGCCTGACGAGGGCGAGTGGATCGGCGGCCCTCCTGGCGCCAACGGCCGGAAGCTGATCAAGGATCAGGACTTCAGCGGTCGTGGCAGCATGAGCATGAGCAGCTATGTCAACACCGACTTCCTGAACTGCAAGCTGCCAGCCCTGACTGGCACCCCTGGAGTAGGTAACCGCCTCCTGGGATGTCTGATGGAGAGCATCAAGGGCACGGGCGAGCACGGCCTGCATCTGATCTATCTGAACAACGGCAAGGGCAAGGAAGACGAGGACAACAAGTTCGTCTGCCAGCGTCTACGTGTTCGCAACTGCACGGCCACAAACATCTTCGAGTTCAAGGGTTTCGATGCGGTTATCGCCGACTGCATTCAGGAGGACGACTGCAAGATTCCCGAGAGCGTGCGAGAGCGTCATGGCTCGCGTCTGATCTGCATCCGCAACAAGGGGTTCACCCGCATCTCCGTCCGTGGTTACTGCCATTGGATCGAGGATAACGAGGGAGCCGAGGTTGCGCTGCGCTCTGGCACCTATCCTTCGCGCTGGAAGGACTGGAGCAAGTTTTGGAAGCCGGGTGACGGCGGCTATCCGTGCGCTGAGCTGGTCTATGTCGGCCCTGGCAATGGTCCAGTGATCCTGGGTGATGCCAGCACCGACCACGACAACCAGCCGGCCAGGCGCTGCATCATCCATCCGGATGCCAAGATTGCGCGCGAGGGGAAGAACGAGGGCACCGACCGCCGCGCTTTGAAGGACTTCAAGGAGCTGTTGCAGTTGGGCGGTTATCGCGTGTAGGGAGATAGGGTGCTGTCTAAGGGTGGCGCCCCTTTTCTCTTGCGGAGATTGAGATGTCGCTCGGAACAATTCTCCTGATCTTCCTCATCCTGTTCCTGATCGGCGCTCTGCCGACCTGGGGGCATTCGAGGAGCTGGGGCTATGGCCCGGTCGGCGGCCTAGGTCTGCTTCTGATCATTATCCTGATCCTGGTGCTCATGGGGAAGATATGACGGGATTTATCTTCTTCCTGGTCATCATGGTCGACGGCGGCTTGCAGGTGATCAACGAGAAGCACAACGGCCCGGTTGCTGTCTGTGCCATCTCGCAGAACATTCTGGCTCGTCAGTGGGTCGAGAAGAATGAACCTAGGGCCAAGGTGATTGCCACCGATTGCCGGGTCTATAACTATGCCAGTGGTGGAAATGGTGCGTAGGGGCAGAGTCGAACTACCACAGCCGAAGCCACAGATTTACAGTCTGCTGCCCTCGCCAATGGGCTGCCTACGCATGGGGTGACGTACGGGTTCTGCCCCCATTCTATCAGGTTCACAGCCTGATGTGCGGCTACTACACTAACGTCACCATAAAAGGTTGGCGGACGGTGAGGGATTCGAACCCCCAAGGAGCTGTTCACCCCCTACTGTTTTCGAGACAGCTACACACACCAATGTTAGACCGCCCGTGGCGGAAGAGGAGAGGATCGAACTCTCGCGGAGACGAACCCCGGCTACGGCTTAGCAAGCCGACGCATTGCCACTCTGCCACTCTTCCGTAGAACACTTAGAGTTACACGACTAGAAAGGCCTCGTCAATGACCTCGATCTCTCTTCACCTCGGCCTGAATCACGTCTCCAGAGCCGCATACAACGGCTGGGATGGCGAGCTTGAGGGTTGCATTCCAGACGCGATGGCGATGTCGAAGATGGCGTCAGCGCGTGGCTGGACCGTGCGCGAGGTACTGACCGATGAACAGGCGACCAATGAGGCCCTGGTCAGCTATATCGATGAGATCGCCCGTCAGCTCGTGAGAGGCGACCGCTTCCTGCTCTCATACTCAGGACATGGCGGGCAGGTGCCCGACACGTCAGGAGATGAGGACGACAAGCGAGACGAGACATGGTGCCTCTTCGACGGCGAGATGATCGACGATAAGGTCCAGACGCTCATGTCTAAGTTCAAGGCCGGCGTCAAGGTAATTGTGGTCTCGGACAGCTGCCACTCGGGAACGGTCACCAGGGCGCCTAGGGCGCCTCGCGGGAGCCGGAAGCCGCAGACGGTAGCCCCGATGCGCGAGCCCGAGATCGACATCGTCAAGGCGTCCTGCATCCTCTTCAGCGGCTGCACCGACGATCAGCTCAGCGGCGACCTGGCCGAGGGCGGCCGGTTCACCGTCACCATGCTGAGCCAGCTGGAGAGCCTGCCGCCGAAGGCCGGATGGCGCACCCTGGAGGCCGAGGTTCGCCGCCGTATGCCTTGGGATCAGCGGCCGGGCCTCTACTTCTCGGGCAAGCTGAGCTACGGCTTTATCAACGAGGTGCCGTTCAAAGCATGAACGCCTATCGCGACTTCAAGGCCTCGCTCCCCCGGAGCCGTGACCGTCTGTCGGATGAAGCTTACAAGGCCGCGTTCCTCAGGTGGTTCCAGGCCGAGGCCGACCGACGCCATCTGTTGAAGCCGCATCTGCCGCCATACCCGATCAGGCGATCTGATGGCTGCACCTTCGGGCTCGATATCGCCAAGCCATGCTGTGCAATGCACGACCTCGACTATTGGTTCTCCGAGACCGAGGGGGAGAGGAAGAAGGCTGATGATGACGTGCGCGCCTGCATGATCTCCATCGGTGAGGAGGAGGATCGCTTCGGCTGGTTCTGGACCGGGACGGCCGCGATCTACTGGTTCTTTGTTCGCAAGTTCGGCCGCCCAGCAATCTCGGGATGGAAGAAGTGACCCCTGCGCTGCTCGACAAGCTGATCGTGAGGCCGACCCTGGAGTGGCTCGGACCCGTCTTCAACACTCCAGGGCGCCGGCTCCTCTTGATCGCCATCGCCATGCAGGAGAGCGGCCTCCGTGACCGCCTGCAGATCGACGAGAACGGCAAGGTGCTGCCGCACCTGGGGCGGTCCTGGTGGCAGTTTGAGCGGGGCACCGTGGGGCTGGTCCTGGCCCACGAGCGCTGCCTGTGGCTGCCCTACAGGGTTCAGGAGCTGGGCTACAACCCCACGCCGCATGGCGTGCATGACGCCATGGCTCACAACGACATTCTAGGCTGCGCGATGGGCGCGGCACTTCTGTGGTCCGATCTGAAGCGCCTGCCTTCCATAGGCGATGAGAAGTCGGCCTGGGCTTGCTACATGCGCAACTGGAACCCGGGTAAGCCCCGCCCCCAGGACTGGCCGGAAAACTACGCCCTGGCCATGGGGACCGTACTCGGCGAGGAGAGCGCGCTTGTCGCCTAACCACCGCAAGAAGCGCCTGATCATCGGCGGCATTTGCGTCTTGCTCGCCTTCTCGCTGGCGTTCTGCTCAGGCTTCTTGGGCGGATAAAGGACGGCAGGGGCCGCGTGCGCCCCACCTTTCACTCATTCCCTTGTTGGTGGTGGTAGCCCCTGCGGGATTCGAACCCGCGCTACCCGGTTTGAAAAACCGGTGTCCTGACCGCTAGACGAAGGGGCTGTAATCGACCTTAGGGTTTTCCAGGTAGAAGCGGAAGGGGACGGCCTTCTTCTGCTGATCGTACGCTCTGATGAACCGGCGAGCGCTTCTGGGCAGGCGACGGGGTGCCCATCCTCCAGGAACTCTCATTGGCTGGGCATCTAGTCCAGTGACGAAATACTCTCTGCTGAAGGTTCGAGAGCAGGCCAGGGCTACTGGACAGCGACAACAGTCGTTGATTTTTCCCCGGTCGATGTCCTTCTGCGTAACGCTGATGAGAGCTCGCTTCTGTATCTTCACGGTCATCCCTTTGAGCTTGGGCCGGGATTGCTCCCGGCCCGCTTCGTTCAGTTTACCAGGACCAACTTGTTCTTGGCCCTGGTGGCCGCGACGTAGCAGAGGTTGTCCTCCTGCTGTAGCTCCCAGTCCTTCTTGGCCATTGGGCTCGGCGAGTACTCGTCGTGGCCCAGCCAGTAGACCGTGTCCCACTCGCGGCCCTTGGCCCGGTGGATGGTCGCCAGGGTGATCCTCGACCGGCTCTGGCCGGGCTCGGTGTTCTCGAAGATCGCCTCGATCCGCTCGCGCAGGCTTTGCAGCGAGCCGCAGTTCTCGGCGATGACCTCCAAGGTCGCGACCCGGTCGTCGAGGGCGTCGGCGGCCATGTCCCGGCCCTTGGAGATCAGGGAGGCGCGCTCGACCTCGGCCCAGTCCCGCAGCTTGACGAAGAACTTTCCGATGTCGGCGATCCGCCACTTCTCGGTCAGCGCCAGGAGGCCACGGCCGATCTCGCGACCCTCGACGTGGGCCGGCTTGCCCTGGCGGATTAGCTGGAAAGCCATCTTCACGACCGGCGCCGTCTTCCGGCAGAGGATGGCGTCTCCGATCTGCGGATCCATGGCCGCGGCCTCGATGCGCTCGACCACACCCTCCGGGGCACTCTCGTGGGCCTCGATGTGGCTGACCCACTGCTGGGCGTGCCGGACGACCGCCTTTGGGCACCGGTAGGTGGTGGTGAGCTTCATCTCCGTGGTCTGGAAGTCCCGAGCGATCAGCTGCATGCTGTCGCTACTGGCGCCCGTGAACCCGTAGATCGCCTGATAAGGGTCACCCACGGCGACGAACCGGCCGCCCTTCCGCAGGGCCATCCGCGCCAGCATCCGGCGGGCGGGGTTCGTATCTTGGCACTCATCCAGGAACACCCAATCGGCCTGCTTCGGCTGGTAGCCCATGACCACCGGGAGGTAGATCATGTCCGTGAAGTCGATCACGGTCGCGGGCTCCAGGGCCGCCTGGAGGAGGAAGCTCGCCATGATGCAGAGGTCGGTGTCGTTGACCGGGCGCTCGCCGCCCTCACGCTCCTCGCGCGTCGGCTGGTTGATGTCGTGGTGGTCGATAATCTCCTGCAGCGCAGGCAGGTGAGGCTGGCGGGGGTCAATGGCCTGACCACGGGCGAGGTCGAAGAGGCTGAAGGCCTTGGCCGGCAGGCGCTGGTATGGGAGGCCCTGGCCGCGAAATGCCTTCATCGCCAGCGAGGTCAGCTGGTCACGTCGAAACTTCTCGTTCATTTGGAACTTGCCGATAGCCTGCGCCAGGGCGCCGTATCCGAGGCTGTGCATGGTCGAGCAGGCGACCCGCCGAAGGAGGGTCTTGTCGAGCTTGGTGACCTTCGAGGTGATGTCCTCGGCGGCGGCCTTGTTGAAGGCGGCGAAGATCACGCTGCCGCGGGTGAACTTGAGGGCCTGGGTCAGGGTGGTCGTCTTGCCGCTGCCGGCGACCGCAACGATCATGCCGTTGCCCTGGCCATTGGCAACCCACTCGAAGACTGCAGCCTGTTGCGGGGAGGGGAGGAAGGTCATCTCGGAGATCCCTGTGTTCGGGGAGGCGATGACCGTTTTGTAGGGGCGTTCGAGAATGCTGTCAACGACCTTTT